GCTTGTGGCTCACCTGACAAGTCATTCAAAAACGGAATTGTAATATCATTACCTGGTTGTAGTAGTTGATCACCAAGTGTGTTGTCAGGGGTCATAATACCTGATTGAATAAAACGATTAGTCTTCATGATAGTATTCAAAACATACTTATCAAAAACGACAGGAATAATCGTATTAGCTAAATTTGTAACTGCCATGTGTTATCTCCTTTGTATTAGCCAAATAAGGCTGGGTTCTTTTGATATTCTGCCGTCATTTCTTCAAGCGACATATCAGCAATATTCTTTTCTGCATTAACACCGCCACCAGGGTTACCAGATGGTGTAATTTTCAAACCAGGCTTTGGTTCTGGCTCGATATTAAACAAATAAGAATCAGATTCTTTTAATTGCTCCAGTTGTTCTTTCAGTCCATGTACACCAGAATCATCAACAGAAATGAGGTCACCATTTAATAGCGCTTTAACAGCCTTTGGGTTTTTAGCTTGTGCTTCATGCAAAGCCAATTCAATAGCACCATCACGTTTCAAAGTAGCAATGTTAGCTTCATAATCAGTCTTAGATTGCTTGTTTTGTTCTTGCAATGCTTTGATTTGTGATTGAAGCTCTTCATTGTCACCAGCTTTGCCTGATAAGTCCTTTAGTTGCTTGTCTCGGTCAGTAATCTGTGATGTTAGTTCACTATTTTGTTGCTTTACTTGTTCTAACTCACTCTCAACAGCCTTTGACTTTTCTAAGTCCTTACCGTGTTCTGCCATGACTTGATTAACTTGTTCGTCTGATAGACCAAACTTTTGCAATGTATCGCGGTTCATAAAAATCTCCTTCGTGTTTTTACGGTGTAACGTCACCGAATTTTTTGAACTTAAAAAAGCCTTTTATAAGGGACTTGCTCAGGTCCACATAATTAATTGCTATAAACTTGCTCTCGTGAATAATCACGACCTAAATAATTTTTATCACTAATAAAATCACGTAAATTACTTTGCTGATTGGATATTTGTGATTTCATTTTTGAAATCATTTCAGTATCATTCAGTTGTTCAGCAGCTGCTAATTTCTTCTTGCTGTTACGAATAGCACGTTCCATATTACGTTGCTTTTGTTGTTCATCGCCACGCTTCATAGCTTCGTCTGGATCATACTGTTTTTCAGTAACATCAGTGTTCACGTCTGGATCAAATGGTGTCAATGTGTGGCTACAATTGATACCTTGTGTGCCCTGTGGCTTGCCATAGCCATGATTGTATATGCTGTCATATTTTGGATTGTAGGCCTCATTGTCGCTTGTCACGACATTGACAACTTTACCCTGTATAAAAGCACAGGCACGTCTTGCTGCAATGTGAGAACTCATAATCGCTTGTCCCATACCATAATCACGCATACGTTTTAATCGCAAGTCATTAAATGTCCTGTGTGCTGTAGCATTAACTACTAACCTTGAGTAACTTTCTAATGACCAGCCATGATTACCTTTGTCAACTAGTGTAGTCTGAATACCCTTTTCAACCCATTTATAGATGTTATCTTTGACAGCTTTTTCAGGCGTTTTAAGACCACTTGTTACTTCTAGTGTTGATTGCTTAACTATACTTTGAAACGTCTTCATAGCTGCGTTATTTTCGTAATTGGTAGCCAATAATGTTTGATTAACGTTGTTGTTAATGTCAAGAAACGTTTGGCGCATAATTGAATCCAACATATTGGCTGTATCAGCACCGACCGCAACATTCTTATTCATCGTCTTTTGTAACTGACTATCAATTTCATTGACAATTTGTAAACCGTTACGCTGAATCAAGTGAGTTAATTCTGGTTCTGAAACCTTATTAGCTTTGGCCAAAATTTTAATGACGTCTTTGGTCAGCGAATTCATCTTACTGAGTTGTTCTACCTGCCACATGAGCGCATTATCAGCGTTTATTTTGTCCCAATCACTACCTTTTACTACATTTATCAGCAATTTGAAGATATCTTGTTCCAATTTGGCGTAAATATCACTGATTTTATCGGCTTGCTGTTGCATTGAGTTTGGCGTAATCATTCATCATCGCCCCCATCATTGCCACCTAGTAGATTAGCTTGCTGACTAGTCATATTATCAGTTTCAGGCGCTTCAGCTTGCAATTCTTTCAACCAATCATCTGCATCATCATCGCTCAAACCATAGTTACGTTTTAAAAACTGTTTTTTAGGCATGAAACCAGCCATTGCAACCTTTAAATCTTCTTCTAGCTGCTTATCTTTATCAACAAATACGCCATCATCAAAGTGCAGGTTAATATCTAGAGGTTTATTAACCAAATCAATAGTTAACGGGGCTTTACCGTTATCAAATAGCTCTGATTTGGTAGCTAATTGAACAATCGATATGATCAGTTCTTTAATCTGCTTCTCAACCTGAGTAATGTAACTTGAACGCGTGCGATAAGTGTCGCTATTATCTGAAACAACTTCCGTTGCTGTCTTAGTGCTCTTTGTGGCGTCCGTTGACAGCGTTCCTTGCGATAACCCTATATTGTTTTCAAACTCACGTATGAATAACTGTATGGCATCACTGTATTGGTTAACACGAATATCGTTAGTTAGGTCTTCGATAATTGGCTTACCGTCTTTTGTTTTACCAACTTGCATGAACACATCGTCATCAGTGTCAAATACTGGGTAACCTTGATTCATGTCATCATTCGAGTGAGCTGCACTAGGTTTCATCAATGAACCATCAATCGCAATCCGTCTCTTTCCTAGTTTAACCTCACGATAAAACTGGTCTTGAGCTGTGTTTATTGCATTGATAACATTCTTGTTATTCTCAACAATACCGATACCTAATGGACTTTCAATTGACTTATTATTCTTACCAGGTGTTTTAAAGTAGGCGAATGTCGGTCTCACAATATCACTAATAACAACTTGCTCTGGCAAATTAGCAAAGGCATCAATAGCGCTTAAATTTACCTGTTGACCTATTTCATGACTATCACTAGAACGATACAATTCATTTGTAATTGTCTCATTACTGACACCGTCAAATTCATGGAATTCTAACAGCGAATACCAAATCATCATGTTATTTTCTGACCGTGTTGTACGATTAACAATAACTGCTGACTGAATATCATTAGTATTAGACTGGAGCGGTACAAATTGGTCTGCTCGTACCCAGGCTAACTTAATTTCACTATTATCAACATATGGTCGAATTGCAAATCCACCAGTAGCAATGGCAGTTTCTAAATACTCTTCATATTTCAAGTTGAATAAATTATCCGTAAATACCTGATTAACAAAGTCATCAATCGTTTCATCTGCCACAGACACAGTAACTTGCTCATTAAATATTACTGAGGCTAACTTACGCGCTGCTTGATGAGTGATAGATAATGTTGAAGGCTTACGTGATTGCTGTTGATTGAGTGTGTTAAAGAACTTGATGTTATCGAATACATCAGCATAGTAATCTAAGTCTTCACGGATACGTAAAATCTCGCTAGCGGGTAAATTGACACGTGGGTCATCAGTAATGTTTGCAAGTGATTTTCCAAAACCCATGCTTATTTTTCCTTTCGTAAAAAAATTGTGTAGTTTATCTCTGATTGTCATAGTTACTCCTACCATGCAAGGTCTAGAACGTCTTCGTTATCTAAAACAAAATACTGAAAGTTGTCACACGTGTGGTCTGCTATCTTGATTACTTCTGGTTTCTCAGCATGTAATGTCTTTTCGTCCCACTGGTAACGCTTGTGTTCTTCAATAAAGTAGTTAAGGTTGTTTTCAGTTGGCAGATAATAAAAACGACCCTGTGCAAGTAAATTTTGCACACGATCAATCATGTCTGGTTTCTTTAGTTTTGCTATCGGGTGCCAATCAATACCAAAGTCTTTGTGATATTGGTTTCTCAAGGCTGCTTCAGCACTATCCATTGTCATATTACTAATAGGCTTGCCATACTTAGCATACATACGCTCTATAAATTCATGAACGTTCTTAGATAAGTCATCGGTAGCCATTTTATCAACTTTACCTTCTGGACTGTAATACCAAGTGTCTAATAAAACAACCTTACGATGATACGTCACACCATAACAACCAACAGCAGTAGCAGACACAGAGTGTCCGACATCGGCAGAGAAGTACAAGTCAACAACAGCATCATCTAGCTCTTCTAAATGTTCTATTCGTTGGAATAAGTCAATCTTATAAACGTTGGTACCAAGACCAACAGGCTCACCCAAGAATTGCCATCTGTAATAATCGTAATCATTAACTTTGTACTTCTCAATATCATGTAAGTATTGGTCGGATAAAAAGTGCAATACGTCATCTAGATAAGTTGTATGAACGATTAAGAAGTCAGCGTCATCTTTAACACTATCAACCCATTCATTAATCCAGTCATAAGGATTACGTGGTGGGTTATACGAGAATATCGTAACAACTTGCATGCCTTTAGGTAGCTTTTGACGTGTATATGATAACTGCACTGTGTGTATTTCAGTAAAGTTGCTAAACTCTGTTGCTTCTTCAAACCACAACCACCGCACATACCCTTTAGCTATCTTGAATGACTTCTGCTTACTGGGGTCATCAACACCAGAGAAGTAAAAGCCACTACCATTACGCCTGTCTATAATCTCCATAGGAGACGTTTTGAAGCGGAATAGCCACGATACGTGTAATTCATCTAAAGCCCATTTAATCTGCTCATACACACTACGTTTGAGGTTACCAGCCACCTTACGATAACAAACCACATTAGCGTTTTCATCAGCCATCATACCCATTGCTAAATACATACTAATCGCACTTGATTTTGTACTTGCACGACCGCCAGATTCAATGATATTTGTTGCATTGGTTTCCCATAAGTGGTCAAAAGCTGGATTAACTAGTTTCGCTACGTTCATCTAACTCTTCTCTCCTATCAAAACCAATAATACGTATCTCATTGGCAGTACCGTTATCAGTAACTTCTCTTGCATTAGCTTCAGCAATATCAGCTTCAGCGCTAAGCTTTCGTATCTGTTGTTCAATGAGCTTGTCATTGCCAGGGTATCGTTTCATGATTTCTTTCAAAGCACTGATTCTTGTTTTGAGGTCTGCTTCTTTTTTAACCTCTTCAACACCTATGGGGGTTCCTACAACAACAGTTTCTTTCAACTCACCTCTAGCAATACTAGTAAGTATCTCAACGGCTTCTGTGTAGCCCATAACACGCTTAGACTTTATTTCAGCCATACGCTCATCTATGTATGTTTTAACACTAAGTTTTTCTAAGTTTTGCGAACCCTGAACATGCGGTTGCTTGTATCCTGACAAGCGTGCAGATTCAGTAGCGTTCCCACTTTTTATATACTCATCAGCAAACTTCTGCTGTTTCGGTGTTAATTTCATGTCATCTCGGCACCTCCTTTCAATGCAAAATAAAA